TACAAGCCAGCCTCAAGCACAGTAGGCTGCCATCCGTTGGGGTTGTACCTGAAGACATAGGTTGTGGCCCAGTATGCTGAGTCGCCTTTCCATTCCTCAGTAGCTGTGATCCTGACCCGCAGTGTGCCTGGCTCAGCACCGCGGAACGTGTCTGAGTTGACCGAGTTGTTATAGTCAAACGCAGTCTGAGCGTTGAACGAGTTGCGATTCTGCGTAATCGTCAGAGTCGGGAAACTATCGATGACTTCGATAGGTTCTTCGTATCTGTCGCCAGCAGTGTTAAGGATCGGAACGTCATCACGGTCCTGTCCTACGAATCGCGAAAAGTCCTCAAACGACCATGCCGACTTTTTACGGATCGATGTAGGGTCATCATCGTCGATCGTGTCGTCAGGCAGGTCGTTTGTGTACTTGCACGAGATCGTCCAGACCTCTGGCTCACCATTCTTTGGCTTAGCATCAACGCCTACACATAACGACGCAGCGTCTTCCGGGTGTGGGTCACCTAGTCGAGGCACACCAGTTGCCAGTGATACGGCGTAGCTGCCCTCGTCGTTGTCAGTCTGAGCTACGAAACTGCGGGAGTGATCCCGCACAAGGTACAGTCCGATCTTGGTAGACCTGTCCTCGTATTTTTCATCAATAATTACTGTCATTAAGCGAAACTCCTGTCCTCGTATTTTTCATCAATGATTACTGTCATTAAGCGAAACTGAAGACCTCAGGCTGGGACATTGCATCAGGTATGCCATCAATTAGATCAACAGTTTTCTGTAGCAGTTTGGTTTGCTTCTCTGACTCCTTGGCGATGGTCTTCTGATGTGCATCCTTAGTGCCTTTGATCGCTTTGTTGATAACGTCAAACGCCTCACGCGAACCCTTCAACGCCACATTGAGCGGGTTTGAACTGCCAGCGTTCTCGTTGGCGTTCGCCTTCTCATCCAATTCCATTAACGCATCTGCTGAGCGTGGCAAGCTGTCAGACATCATCGATAACCCCGACACTAAAGGCTCATTCATGAAGTCCTGGAACCCACTGCTGAGCAAGTCTCTCTGTGCTGCTTCCTTCTCCATCGCTCGCACATTCTCCGCCGCTGCTTCGGCAGCTCCAAATGTGTCAGCCCCAAAGACTGAGGTCGCAAGTTCCTTAAAGCTCTTTTCTGTCTTTGGAGGTGTTCCTGCTCCATTGATGGGCTCAGTGATGTGCTCAAATTCTTCGAACGCCAGCAGCAACCGATTCTGTCTTTTCTCAATCCCCGTAAACGTCTTAACAACCGACTCGCCTACTGACTCTAATGCAGATGTGGCATGTTCCTTGAATCGACGCCAGGCGGAGCCGTCAGCGAGCCCATCAAACATTGTCCCCAGCATGGCTGACGCTGGAACGATCGTGCTATTAAAGATGATCGCCCACCCTTCCAGTATACCTTTGGCGGGTGGTCCAAACGCCTGCCAAAGATTTGTAGCAACGGCTGAAAAGGAGTTGCCAATCTTGGTGAACGCTCCTGAAGTATTGTCAAGAAGTACATTCGCCACCTCATCTGCAAAACCTGAGTTCTGTTTTACCTTTTGAAACGCTGAGTCAATTGAATCCCCGCCTCGTTTCAGTGCAAACTCGAAACCTCTGATTGCCTGCTCGTTAAAGATGGCACCGAGTAGCCTTGATTTCTCTTCAGGGTTCAATGCAACCAGTGCAGAATTGAATTCATTCACCACATTCGGCAAAGCCTTAAATTGCCCGGATGCTGTCGTGAACGATACGCCCAATTCCTTCATGGCTTTCCGGGCTGCGTCAGTAGGTGCGGACATTGCAGAGAAGATTGAGGCAGCACCACGCCCAGCTTTTTCGGCCCCAATGCCGTCAGACAGGAATGAGATAAACGCGATCGTCTCCTCAAAGTCCATGCCGGCCCGCTGTGCAGCCTGTGAGGCGAACGTAAGCTGATTCCCCAGTATGCCAAGTGTGGTGTTACCGCTGCTGGCAGCTTTCGCAAGAGCATCAGCGACAAAGGTAGTTTGAGACGCATCTAGCCCAAACTGTTTCAAGGCAGATCCTGCGACACCCGCAGCTTCTGCGATGCCTAGACTCCCGGCAGTAGCTAAAGACAGAACACCACCGATAGAGTTCAACACTTCCTTCGCTGACAAACCAGCCTTCCCTAGCTCCACCATTGCGTCAGCAACCTGAGCACCAGTGAACGCCGTTGACCCACCCAGTTCAATCGCCTTGCTGTTGAGTTGATCCATACTCTCAGCGGCACCAGACACAAAGGCTTGCACTGACGACATGGATTTTTCGAACTCCATGCCCACAGATGCACCTTTTGCCAATGCCGCAACAGCAGCCAGAGGCGCAGATGCAAGGGCTAATCCACCCAGTTCTGTGGTGATCCGGCCAATACCTTTCGCGAATCCAGTCGTGAGGCTTGACGCCTTCTTGAACCCCTTATTCAGTGGGGCCGTGTTCGCTGTGATCGATAATGAGAATCCACCAATGCTCGCCAGTCATCACCCCACTTCAAAAAACGCCAGAATCGTTGCTTCGATCTCTTCTTCTGACTGCCGGCTGCGTCTCTTGTAGACTGGCCGGAAGTCATCTTTCTTCGCTGCTCTGCCTTTACTCCGCATGCTGTTGGCAGTCGTTGCCGCAATCACTGCCGCCTGGTCCCAGTCATCGCCCCACGGTTCAATCTGTCGGTACAAACGAAAACGCACAAACTCACGAAATGAGGTTGTGCGTTTTGCTGTTGCGACTGAACATCCAAGAACGCGATAGGCATAGAAACACCAGTCACGCCCCTCAGGGCTTAGGACTCCCCCTCAAGTTCGTCCAGCTCCTCTTCACTTACGCCGTTGAGCTTCTTGGCTGTCTGAAATACTCGATCAAGTGCCCTGACTGACTTCTTCCCGAGATCGACCACATCAGCCAGAGTGAACAATCTCTGCCCCACACCATCGCAGGCAGTAATCGCCACCAGCGAGGCTCGGATGTTCTCAAGGTTGAAGTTGCCATTAGAAGTCTGCCGCTCAGACTCCCAGGCATCCTTCTCAGCACCCGTTAGAGTCTTGACTCCAACCTCGCCGCCCCACTCTGGCACACTGACTTGCTCAATCGCACAATCGTCTGCTGCCAGAATCTGCTCACGTGTGAGCAACGCCATAATCACGCTCCCGGTGTATAGGTCCGTTGTCCTGAGAATTTGATCGTCACACTCTGTGACATTTTGTCGTCAATTGGGACAGCTTCCTCTGAGTCAGTCAGAAAGCCAGTACAGGCCAACGTAGCTCCAGTTGACTCCCCAGACTTCAGCGGGAAAGTGACCGTGACAGTTTCAGCAGCTCCACCGATTGGCGGTGCCGTGTCCGTGTCATAGATCAGCTCGACTTCCAGTTCGCCAGAATCGATCAGCGTCGATGGAATGAATTCCTTGAATCCACCAGTGCTGCCGAAGTTTGTCACGTCTACCGCTTCACGACTGAGCCCGCCGATCTTGACATCAGTAATCTCAGCACAAAACCCACTACTAAACGTGATCGCCGTTCCAAATCCTAGAGATGCCATTAACCCCCTGCGGCAAGCAATGCCGAAAACTGTGTTTCAAGTGCTGATAGTCGCCCCTCAAGGAACGCCAGCCCCTCTGTAAACTCACCCACTGGAACGAACGCCCTGCCGTCGACTTCCAGCAACTCAATAACATTTAGCTCAGACACTCCCGCAGNAGTGCGAACCTTAAGACATATTGTCTCATTCATAATGCACCGTGATCAGTACGTTGATTGCGTAGTAGAAGGAATCAGCGTCATCCGTCTTCTGAATTTTGCTGTCTCTCACACCTTCCACAATTAGCCCATGCACGTAGTGTGTAGTCAGGTCACCACGGAACGCTCCCAGAGAGCTCTCGACTGCATCAGCAATCAACCTGGCTTCGCGGTAAGTCTCAGCCACGCACTGATAACTGATGCTGGCTTCCTTGAATCCCAGCGTGCCACTGAATGAGTATTGGTTCTCGTCGCTGGTGACTTGATAGGTGATCAGGGGATAAGTCGGCTTGAACCGTGTGCGATGTGGATAGACACGTGATGCCACTAATGCCGACACGCCAGCATCTGCCGTCAGTCTTGTGAAAAGGTCTTCATTGATCATTTGGCAACGCTCGCGAGCTTGGTTCTGAGTTGAGTTGCCAGAGTGGCTCTTGCTTTTGGAATACTTGCCGCAAGAGCATCACGCATGAACGGCATCGCCCTGACTCCAGGATGGTTGACTGAGCGATAGATGCGGTTGGCGAAGCCCAATCGGCCGCCAGCCTTAGCGGCAATGCGGTGAGCTGGGATGCCATAGTGCAGCATGTAAACGTGCCGTCCATAATCGCCCGGCACACCCACGATCCCATGCACGCCAGTCTTCCCCTTTGCCGTGCGGGTAGTCTTAATAAACGCCTTTTTAAGCCGCTTGCGTGGCTTGCCCTCACTATCAACTGCAGGTCCGTCACCCACTGGTGACCGCTTCACAACTTCCCGCTTCATCACGGTTGTTGACTTGCTGATTGCACTGCGAACGATCTTAGATCTGATCTTTGCTGGCAGGGCATCCAGCTTGCGAATGAGCTTCCTGCCACCGATCGCCTCAATGCGTACAACACCAGACTTGCTCATTAGCTGGCCTCAATTTCACGCACCCTCACCACATGCTCACGACCGTCGTTGTCAACGTCGATCTCATCGTGTATCTCGTAGTAAGTGGCGCCAATCAGGAGTCGCATATCACGACTCAGGCCGCTCACATGCCTCATGCTAATCGTATGCGTGGCAGCCCGCTCAGCACGCTGGGAGCCACTCAGGGGCAGCAGGAGCCCTTGCCGTGTTGCCAGAGTGCTCCATGTCTTAACCTCTTCGCCGGCGGCATCCTGTACCAGCACGTACGATTCCAGCGTTAGTGTCACGTTGGCACGCTCATGCAGCACACTGCGAGGCAGTGATGTGTCACGCTTTGGTCGGTATTTTACCATCGATGCACCCGATACGGTGCCAGCCACATCTTGAGCTTCTCAACATCAGGCTCACCGAAGTCATACAGCTCTTTAGCGTACTGCTTAACGGCTGCCAGTAACTGAGCCGGCACCGTCGCATAGCCGCACGTGAATCGCACCACAACTGCGTTAATGCTGTCGTAAGTGGCCGGCCACGCCTGGCCAGTCTTGAGCACTATCCGGGAGACTCGCTCAGGATCAACCAGATCAGTATCGTACACTGACGTTGCCAGTGTCTGCTCAGCGTCTGCCGTGTCCTGATACTTGATGCTCGTGATCGTCGCCACAGGTGACCGCGGCAGATAGATCATCTTGGGGAACGCATCCAGCGTTAGGTCGTAAGTGGCAGCAGGTAACTGTCTGCCTGTCTCACCCTCGACAAACTCACGACCGGCTGTGATGGCTGCCGTCAGCAGATCATCGTCAACCGTGAAGCTAACATCGATGCCACAATACAGCTTGAGCTCTGTGACGGTCACCGGCTCAGTGATTGAGCCCACTAGCGTGAGACGGTTCTCAAAGTTGTAAGCGTCAGCCATTGGCACCTGTAAGAAAGAACCAGCGAGCAACACGCCCCGCCACCAATAATAACAACCACTACGGTTGCTCGCTG